TGAAGATACTGGTTTATTTTAGTCCGGAAATGTGTTCAAAATAAGGGAACGGCGTGTAAATTACAATACAAATTCATATATGGCTATATTTTACGATGTGTCGTTCACTTTTCTTAACCGAAGTTTCTACATTTTTATGCCAAGTCATACCCATTTATATATTTTTTGAAAAATTGGTGTAGTAATTGGTGTAGTGCTCAGCCATTTGCTATTCTTAAAAAATCGTCAACTGTAACAGGCAGATTGTACTCTGCATATACATCCAACGTCATTCGTATATTAGCGTGACCCATTAAATACTGAACAGATTTAACGTTCATACCAGCAGAAATCAGTCTTGTGCAGAACATGTGCCGAAAAGTATGTGGTGTCGTCTTTGGTAGAGTGTCGCCTGTTTCTCTATGGTATGCTCCAATCATACTTTCAATAATTGACTTGACGGAATCTTTGTCTTTTGGAGAAAGGGTTCCTCTTTTCAAAAATAGGAACGACGTATATCCATCCATCTCTGGACCAGGATCATTTAATGCTTCTCTTTGACAAATAAGCCTTTCGAAACTTTCTCTTGCGCTATCAGTAAGTGGAATTTTCCTTTTCCCGCTTTCACTTTTTGGCTCTTGCACAAATGTTCCAATTCCTGGGACATATGATATTTGATGTGTTATGTTTAAACAATTATTTTTTAAATCAACGTCATCAATTGTTATTCCGCATAACTCACCAACACGAACTCCTGTTTCATGCAGTATAATAAGCATATCCGTATATTTCTTATAGACTTTACTCGTTTTAGAAAAGTCAATAAGTTTTTTATACTGTTCTTCTGACAATAGAATTTTTTTCTTTTTCGTAGGCTTTATAAGTTTATTCAAGCTAAATGAAAACGGATTATAAGAAATCATATTCTCGTCAACGGCCATTTGAAAAGCAGGAGAAATTATATTTTTCATATTTCCGATAGCACATTGGCTCATTCCATTTTCGTTAAGAGATAAGAACCATTCTTTCGCATCTAATGTCGATATTGATGATATATTTTTTTCTCCAAATGAATCGTTTTTTATTTTTCTAAGATATTGCCCTCGTGTATAAGCAGAAGTTTCCTTAAGTGATTTTTTGTGAATAGTTTCATATCGTTTTATCAACTCATACATTGTTATTATCACATCGGCTTGTTCCACGTCAGACTCTAAAGCTTGTTTCTTTTTATCTCGAAGTGCTTTTAAATCATTTGCGTACATAGTATGCCGTTTTCCAAATTTATCTGTCCAGCGGTATTGATACAGGCCATCTTTTCTTTGGCTCTCACCTTCTTTTAAAACTCTACCTTTGTTATCTTTACGTCTTTCCATAATATTAGACTCCTTACATTATAATAAAGAGCCTTGATGTGACGACATGAGTATACCACATCAAGGCTCAAATTTCAAATCGAATAAGACTGATCTATGTACTTTTCAAGAGCTTTACGTTTAATAAGACGTTTTCGGCCTACAAAAAGCACAAATGGACAGTTTTGTTCTTCCGCCATTTCTCGAAGTTTGCATTGGCCAATATTCGAATATGCTGCAGCTTCTTCTATTGTAAGGGTGGCTTTTTCCCAGATTGGGACTTCTTTCATTCAATCACCTTCTCCATCTTCTCTTCCCCATACCTTGCCACACACACATTATATAAGAGCATCGCCCTGGTCATCAGACCAACGCCACCGATACGAGGGGTTACTTTAATGTTATTCATTTTATAAACTTCATCAGCACAATCTCCATGTTGCTTGCCATTCTCGTCGTAGTTAATGCCAACGTCAATGCAGATGTCTGTGTTGAATAGATCTATACGAGAAATAAAATTGCGTTTTCCAACCGCAGAGATGACAACATTTGCTAGTTTTGTAACGTAAGCAGTATTCTTCATGTAGCTCCCTGTACTATTAACAGAGATCACATTACAGTGTCTCCCGATCAGCATATCAACCAGTGGACGACCCACAATATCAGACTGACCACATACAAGTACATTCTTTCCATCCAGATTGTAACCGATGGAATCAAAAATCTTCATAACGCCAAGCGGAGTGCAAGGCTGAAATGGTGATGTAGAATTAAAACCATCAACGTCAAGTTCGTCTGGAATACAAATATTTTTAGGATCGATATGTTTTGGCAACGGAAGCTGAACAATGATACCGTCCACATATTCCCAATTATAATCTTCTAAGATCTTGCTGTTCAATTCATCTTCAGTAATATTTTCTGGCAGTTTGATAAGTTCTACTTCGATTCCCACCTCTTCACAGTCACGCAATTTACCTCTAATATAAGCATTAGACGCAGGATTATCCCCTACTTGATAAATATGTAAAATAGGAGCATAGTCATCTTCTGCGATAATATTTTTAATTTTGTTTTTGATATCTTGTGCGATAGATCTACAGTCAATAATCATTGTGAACCTCCTTACAGCATCATACCGGCAATGGCATGAATGACTCGCTCAAACACTTCGTGATTAAAAACATAGTCGCCAAGGTCACGCACAAACGAGATGATATTATTTTCGCGGCCTTCGATTTTGAAATGCTTAAATCCCTGTGAAACCAGAATTTTAATTTCATCTTCATTCATGGATGTACCAAGAAGAGGATTGCTGTTTCGAGAAGAGCCGCAATAGTTATATACTATCGCCAACTGATTTTGCAGCTCCGTAATATCATCACCATTGACAATAGCCTGACCCAGCTTTGTGTTCAACTGATAGTGACGGCCAGCCATGGGACAATTCGGCAGACACCGGTGATTGACAATAAATTCTACTCGATCATGGTCATGCAAATTCTTAATAAACTGCTCGTCATGGATCTTAAATGGATTCACAACGACAATATCAAAACGGTCAAGCAGACGATTATAATATTCGGCAGAATCATTCCCAAGACCTACTTCAACAGACGGTTTTACTTGCGAAGAAATCAGCTCAAGATTGGGATACATATAGCGAATATAATCAGCTAGTAAATCGGACATAACAATAACGCCGTTACGGTTTATAAGACCATTCTGATTATTATGATCGAGGTGCCGCAACATAATATTTGAAGTTTCATCAACGAGATCGCCGCGTGTAACAAACGGGCTTGAGAATGTTAAACGAACTCCAATACCAAGTTCATTATATTTATCTGCTCTTGATAAGACTTCTGACACAGGCAGATTTTTCTGTGGTGGGATACGACCACCCTGCAAGACTGTGGAAATGCTGCCAAACACATATTTGATGCCATTTTTCTCACAAACCATTTTACAAGCTTTGTCAATATCAAACATCATTTCATCATGGCCGCAGAACGCACCAATATTCCAATCGATTTCACCGCCGTAATCTTTTACAAGCATATTTACTCTACCTTTTCTTCATAACCAATATAAGAACAACAACTAGCATAAAACTCAGCTGCTTTTCTTCCGTGAAATATCATTTCCTGCTTTAATTCATCTAAATCGTTGTAGACTTTAACTTTCCAGAGATCGTAAGCATCACTAAATGATTCTACTTTATAGTATCCAAGCATTTAAATCTCCTTATAAAGAATTCAAGTTTTATTGTGTTTCTTTACTGCCATACAGGACATCTCGCAATTGATTGATAAAATCATCGACTGCGCACTCACTACAATCTAAATCAGATGTACACATACTACAGCCATCTATGTAATGCTGCATCAAATCCTCTAATGATTTTTCATAGTATTTTGCTTTATTTTTGTAAAACCCTAATTCTTCAACCGTTACGCTTCACTCCTTCACAATAGAATTTATGGAGCATCTTTTCGTATTCGCATCGGCACTGCGGGCATAAATCTGAAATTGCACCTTTATCTTTTAAGCTCCACCTTTCAGAGTCGGAAATACAGCAACCCGCGATACAGTCTGGGAAACGTGCCTTTCTAACAAGTGCTTCTTTCCCACAACGGTCACAATAAATTTTTATATAATCTTCAGTCATATTATTACCTCACTGTGCTAACTCCGTTATTCTTAATCTGCCCTTTCTGTGCATGGATAATCACAGAGTCTGCATTGACAATACTGGTTGATTTATATTCGATATACGGAGTATTGCTATCGTATACAACATGTACATGGCCTTTGATATTCATGTATGTGCCATTGCAAAGAACTGTAAGAATCTCATAGTTTTCTGCTGGAATATTGGATACCGTAGTGGATGTATATCCATAGATACCCGGTTCTAGCTCTTCAACAGTAGCAGTCCATTCGATTGGGTTACACTGGCGATAGATTCCTTCTCCAATCGTCCATACAAAATATCCAACAAGAATAGTAACGAGCACACCGACTGTCAAAAACAGGATCTTTTCTCCAAGAGTGAGTTTTTCATTATTACCATCCAAGTTCAACACCGCCTTTATTTACAATATAGATACCGTTATCTTTTAGATATTCTATAAACTCTTCGTGTGGCAGTTTATGGGCAAGCTCACAAATAGTGTAGTTGCTTCTACCCTTTACCCACTTTGTTTCTTTCCGCAAGTTGGACCACTGATGTACACGAAATTCCTTACAACGCCATTTTAAATTAAAGGCATCTGCACACGAATCGCAAATTGGTATCTCTACATAGAAGTCACCCGGATATCGTTTTCTACGCCACCACTCCATATCATAGAACACAATGCCATAGAGTTCAGGATATTCTTCAAATCCATGTTCTCTAAGATAAGCAAAGCCCAATCCATTGATGGTCCATTCTGGCGACCTTGGAACCGTATATCGAAGTTGCGATTCTGTATGTGAGATGCAAGCATTATTATATTTGCCGTCGATGCCCATAATGTACCAGTCGGATTTATAATAGCCGATTTGTTTAGTCATTAAATGATCCCACTCTTTATCTCAAAATTCTTCAAATACTTAACTTCCTTTGTTGACGGCATACATGCATTGATGTGCCTGTTCCTATGCTTGTCCCAAAAGTAACCGCATATCATATTCCTATCAAAAACGCAATAATCAGATTGGAAATTATAAATGTTGTTTCCTCGTGGAAGATAACGAATCCAATATTCAACAAGATTTTCTCTTATAATAGAGTCTCTGTAAACAAGTATAGTATGTCTTTCTTTTAACCAACGAATTGCATATGAGCGTTCTTCCGTTGTAAGATTCGTATCACAGTTGAAGTATACAAGGCTCATAGTTCTTACCACCTTATAAAAGTCTAGTTCTTAAAACATACATTCTTGAAAATAAGCTTGCTTTGGCATATTATTTTTCTTTATCGCAAATTCTGCAATACCGATGAAACGGAGATTCGATAATCTGCCAAAACACAGGTTCCCACTCGTGCTCACTAAAGATACGGCTGTTCTCCATAATATCAACCGGATAAGAACTAGAACCACATTCAGGGCAGTTATACTTTAAATCACAATAATTGGCTGGCTTGAACTCTCCAAGAGAATCTGCATCCACCCAAAACTCACAACCGCAGCTAGAGCATCTAAACTCTACTGAATATTTTATTTTTTCTCTTTCTTTACCATGAACTTCAATCCGTACAGCCATCGTGCACCTCAATCCACAAAAATCTTTTCTCTTGGAACTGCTGGAAAACAAGAAACGACTTGTTCTCCGCATTCTGGACATTTTGCTAGTTTTACGCCTGGTGCGTATTCTCGTATAACGGAATAACTCGGAAATTTAATATCTTTGTCATCAGCCCAAAATATACATCCACATTGGCACGAAAATTTTGCGGCGTATCTCTTTTCCTTTGGAGTTCCTTTGTGTTGAACAACCATAATCATAGCATTTCACCTCAATCTGCAAATACAAACTGTGTGTTAAAAAAGTTCGTCGCATGAATCATATTTTCTTCTGATAGAGCAACCTTGATAACTTCATCGTCGGTATGTATCTCATCATATTCTACTGTGTCGCAAACCTTGTAAATTTTGCCGTCTTTCTCTTGAAGTAATGTTCCCTCACCAAGTTTTAATGGAGTTGTTTTCTTTTCTTCTCGAATATGTGCTTTCATACAATCTCCTTAATCAAATATCGTTAAACGCATCTATAGTCCATCCAATAAGACTATTTAGTTTTTCTATAATCTTATAAAGGATATTTTTTAAATAATGTTTCTGTTCAGGCATACTGCATGTAAATTCCGCTGGGCCTTCTCTTTTCGGAGAACTTGTTTGCATGACATATACTTCATCGTTGCGAATGATTCCAATTTGAGTACAGTTATCACCATTACAATTGCAAGTCCGATTTATTGTGATGTTCCGTTTCATATTATTTATTCCACCCACCCACCCTTAAAATTTACCTTTTACCAGAACGAATATTTTGCTCTAATCGAAGGGGTTTCTACACTTTTTGCAGGATTTTCTAATGCTGCGGCCTTTGTCGTGATCTCATCGATACTCTTCTGAAAATCCTGCAACTTCTTTAATTCGCTTTTAATGTCAAGTTTAACCTCGACATTCTCAACGAATCCCATATCTTCAAGACACTTGCAGTAGCCAGCAATCTCGTTATAAAAGATGTGGTCATATTCTTCAAGAAGAGTGTGCCCGTCAAACAACTTTACTTGCCAAGCAATTCCAAACGGAGCTTCCTTCTCGGCATAAGATTCGATAGTGTAATACTTCATTATGTAATCTCCTTACTTAATGCCGTACTTGGCCTTAACCCTCTTCAGAACATCAGCTTTTTCAGAGTAACAGTCACGAGCCGCATGATAATCACACATCTTCTCAGCCAGAATGCGCTTTGCTTCACCTTCTGCCACATCAGCGTCTGCCAGTTCCTCATTCAGTTGAAATCCACTTGCCTTAATTCCATCGACAAATCCGTCGATGCGGTCCTTCGGCACAGACTTTTCGCCTACTGCACCAGTTTCAGTGTTAAACATCTTCACAATAGAATCCGCAGCACCTGCAACAGAATAAACATAAAAATACTTAGCCATAATTATTTCTCCTTTATTTTTCTTACTGTTTTCCGGTAGATCCAAATCCCCCGGCTCCACGCTCAGTTTCATCCAATTCGGAAACTTCTTCAAAATTAGCCTGCCAGAACGGGACAACTGCCATCTGAGCAATGCGATCGCCATGAGTAATCATCTGCGGGATGTTGGAGTGGTTATGGAGCGCAACGATATACTCTCCACGGTAATCTTGATCGCAAATGCCAGTTTTGTTCGCAGGAGCAAGTCCCAACTTAGTTGCTAAACCGCTGCGAGCATAGATAGCGACATACCAACCTTCCGGCGGAGCCATTCGCAGACCAGTATGCACTTTAACGGTCTCATGCGGCTGAATCATAATGCAGCGATTACCGTCTTTGTCTACTACGGTTGCCTCGTCAAAACCGATATAAGCATACAGATCTGCGCAAGCAGCATTTTTAGAACCATAAGTCGGCAGACGAGCATCATCGTGCAGTTTATTGATCTTAATATTTGGATGGTAAACAGTGGTAAAAGCATCGCTATCTGGGAACTTTTCGTAATTTCCTAAATCCATATTATTTTCCTTTCTCTTCTTGAGTCCACCAAAGTGTCGGTTCTTTATATCCAAGACTCCATTTGATGTCAATTACACGCTGGTTCTTACTTCCCATGTACGGAAGTGAAATATCTTTCTCTGCTTCAATAAATGGGCCATCTACAAGCACATTGATGTTTGCAAGAATTTCTACTACAAGACTATCCTGATTCCATAAGTCTTCCCACTTATATCCAGTCCAGAGCCACACATCTTTCTTTTCTTCAAACTCTTGCCATACTCGACGAACAATCTTCTCAACGGTTTCTCTATTCCCTGGCAGCAGTGGATCTCCACCGGTAAGAGTCAGCCCCTGAATATATTCAGGTCGAAGTAAATCTACAATTTTATCAAGCGTTTCATCTGTGAATGGCTGACCACCATTCGGGTCCCATGTAGTAGGATTCTGACAGCCGGGACAGTGATGATTACAACCCTGCACGAAAAGTGTGACGCGCACCCCTTCGCCATTCGCTATATCACATGGAACAATTTTAGCATAGTTCATTTTGTATCACCCATCGTTTTCAAGATTTTATTTCGTTCTTCATAAAGATTCACTAATTCCTCTCCGACGATAGAAATTGGCTGACGCATCCTCATGAGTTCGTGCATGTCGTATCTTACAATCTCAATGTCGCGATCTACTTGTTCTAGTGTTCTCATCTCAAATAAACCTCGTCCACATACTTGCACATACGATAATAAAAATATTCAGCGCAATACAGCCATACATTCCATTCTTCTTGTCGCCTCGGAAAATATATGTAGATGTGTCATACAGAATCTGCTCAGAGCGAATTACCGCTGCGGAGAAAATCAAAATGATATAAGCTTTGGTCATGAGCCAAGCAATCTCAGTCAACATCGATTAACACCTCCTCGACAGGAATAATCTGACCATCAACGTAATAGCACATCTGACCGTGCTCATTATAATAAGGAGACATATAGCCGTAGCCTTGATTTCCGAAGTATTTACTGAATAAGTAATACATAACGTGCGTATCTTTGTCATACACCATAGGGGTGTCACTAATACGATAGAACCAATTATTCTCTGCAGCCACATTCTCAACTGAGTCTTTCACACTTGTACTGCATCCAGTTAGCATAATCGCTGCTAAAAGTACGCATACGGCAGTATTTTTGAAAATCTTAAACATACTTTTCCTTTCTGTTAAAAGCGGAATTTTATTTGTTAATCTGGCCTTTCGTCATCCGTCATGTATCGCCAATACACTATCACATCTGCAACTTCATTGTAATCAGTATCGTACCACACTCCATTAAATGTGATGCACGCAACGCTTTCTGTTCCGTCCTTGTATTTTATGATGACATCCTCTGAACACATTCCGTGCTCTGGGACTGGAGGAGTTACGTCTTTCGCACAAAACCATCGTGCATCGATGCTTTCTTCTTCGTATGAAACCAACTTTATATTATGATAACAACGCTCGAGTCTATCGCAGATGTCGCCTTTAATGGGGTTGATGTCCTCGTCTCCGTTTTCATCAACCAGAAGTTCAAGTGTTACTTTCTTCATGCTCGTTCTCCGTTAAATAACGCCAATAATCAGGTGACTTCAAGTACGTCATCACGCCGTCAGGCATCCAATTGCCATATTTTGAGTACCACACTTTAACTTCTCTCTCGCCGTATTTTGCCATAACGGTGCTACAAAGTTTTGGGAGATTCACCGCTGGGATATTCCAGTCATCTAACTCTACTTCCGGCCAGTCGATTCTAGCTCCGCAGTTACCACAGTAACCATTACGGTTACCATCTTCATTAAAGAGATATTCACCGCTGCCACAGCACTGGCAGGCAATAATACCTTTTTCTGCAAAAGGATTGTTAATCATTTTTAGCCTCGATTTCTTTCCATCCAATGAAATCACAAATACAAAGCTTCTCTGGATCACACCGATGAAGCAGGAATTTGTTCTGTCCAGAAAGCCTAGACCCGCCAGACACTTCAGCGTATTCATAACCATCTTTAAACATTTCGGAAAGACTCCATTCCTCAACAGCAGATAGATCTACATCATTTTTAATGACATCGCGACCACACCCACGGCATTTAAAGATTATCACATATTTCTTTTCCATACAGTCGCCTCCTAGAACGGCACTTTTATTGAATATTAAATTCTTCCGCTAGAATTCGTTTGAGCTCATTTGTTCCAACTGCTTTCATATAAGCATGAGGTTCTTTTACAGTTGATACTCTAATAGCGCTTTGGCTGATTCTAGCCAGTAGTCGATTGTACAAATCTGTCTGGTTATTTTGATTGTTTTCATGTTCAATGTTTTCAATCATTCTTACTCTTTCTCCACAATCCATGCTTTTTCATAGTCTCGAAGAAATCTTCCATAATTGCATCAGCCATCCTACCAGGAATTTCAGGAAGGTCTAGTCCAAAATCTCTGAAGGCACAGTGTAGGCAACCCCATGGAGTTAAGGCGAATTTTTCATAAAAATCATCTTCTGGATTGTTGTCTTTTGAGTCCAATGTATTCGTCTCGTACTCAAACTGTCTTACTTCATTCTTAGTTAGCCATTTCTGCCACTTGCCACAAACAGAACAATACAATCCAATCTGATTTCCTTTGCTCTGGATAAAGAAAGATTTACTGCCACACTTACATTTAAAGTCCACCTCAGTCACCTGCCTTTTCTACATTCTGAATCATGCAACTCATACCGGGATGAGATTTTTCAAAGCGATGATGTGCCTTGTTCATAGCATCATTCTGATCTTGTGCTTTGACCATATATGTATTGAATGCCTGATTCCCATCATCGTAGTACATTACTTCAACAGACCAATAATCCATAAGACTCCTTTTCTTTATCGACCGTTATAAAAATCAAACTCAACATCAGAAATAATATCTTCCATTTCATTTTGACTAATATTGTTCGCTTGTTGTATGACTCGAATGATTTCGAGAATCAACTGACGTATACGTTCCACATCCATGTTTTCATGCCACCACACCCACCCTGCTTGTTTATTTATTGACTCTTGTTAGTTTTAAAACCTCCAAACACAAGTAGAACTAACCAGACTCCACTTGCAACCCACAGTCTAAAATTTGGCCCAAGCATTTTCCAAACACCGTAGAGAATAAGGACTGTGATAAACCAGGATAAAATAAATCCTAAGATATTTGCGAAAATTTTCATTTTATAAGACCTCTTAGCACTCGCCGCAACATTCACCACAACAACGCACTTTTACGAGTTTTCCAATCCTATTCTGTGCAGTCTCAAATGCTTCATTAAAATTTTCAATAGCGGATTCTGCATCGACATCCTTGTAATCAGAACCACCATCTGCCCACATAATAGTCCATCCATGCTTGCCAGCTTCAATTCTTACGGTCAGTCCAAAATTATCTTTGTAACTTTCACGCAATTCAACTTCACTACTGAGCATCATGCCAAACATTCGTTTCATTTTATAGACTCCAATCTTTATCGTAATTCTTATTTACTCACCCTTGGTAACGACTGTATCTACACCCTGAACGGTGATCCAACCATGCTTCAGGCGAGCTTCTGCTTCCTTCATCTGGATCAGCTCAGGAGTAATAGACTCGGAAAGCACCTTATTCGCATCAGCCTCAGCCTGTGCTTCAATCATCTTAACGTCAGCTTCCGTCTGTGCCTTAACTTTATCAGTCTCTGCCTGAGCCAGAGCGGTCTGCTTATTCAGCTCTGCAATCTCTGCATCCTGCTTTGCCTGCTCCTTGGCACGAATCTTCTGCATCAGGGTATCATCAGGCTGTGCATCAACAATCAGTGCGGAAGAAACATTGATACCATATTCTGCGGTCAGCTTCTCATTCAGATAGTTGGTGATTGCGGTATTAACACCTGCACGGTCATCGGAATAAATCTGCATGACACTGAACTGAGGAGTAACTTCCTTGACGTAAGCAATAATATCGTTCTGAATCTTGCTCTCCATCAGGCTCTCACCGTCCATACCACCAAACTTTGTGTACAGTTCAACAACATGCTCCGGCAGGAAGTTATAATTGACAGTCAGGTTGATTGCAATCGTACCGCCATTGGCAGGAGCATCAATGTGCCAATCTGCGTGTTCCTTTGCGCCATAATCGGACGGAGAATTAGAAAATACCACTCGCTGCTGAGTAATCGGAAACTCAGACACATGCTTCAGAGGGCTCATAAAATGCCAGCCCTGAGAAATAGTTTGCTGCTCGACTCCCTTCGCGGAATAAACAACACCAACATAACCAGTATGCACTCGCTCGGTACAAATCACCGCGCCAACCGCAACGAGGAATGCAACAAAAATTGCCATAAATTTCTTCATAAATATCTCCTCAATCTTTGTAGTTATCTTTTAAAATGTAATAGGCGATAACCCATACAATCACAAAGAAAACAATAATTTCTTTCATATGTAATCCCACCAACCCACCACTTACACGTTAATGAATCACTCGATTGTGCTTAACACGAAGCTCAACTTCTTGCTGCTTACCAAGATTGAAAGCTGTAGTGTAATCGCCCGTGAGATAACCCGTCACACGACGAAGACGCCGAATATTATGACTTCCACACTCAGGGCAAGTATCACCAATCTCATCACAATAACCGCATTCCATACAGGTATCATTTGGAACATTCACTGCAAAATACGGAATGTCATGATCCATTGCATAGTTCACAATTGTTTCCAGCGCACCGAGATTATTCTTTACAGTCGAGTCGAGCTCTACATACGCGATGCAGCCTGCGCTTGAATATCCGTCAAGCTGAGACTCAATATCGATCTTTTCAAACGGTGTCACTTCTCGCCATACCGGAACATGGACACTGTTAGTGAAGAACTCTTTGTCTGAAACGTTTTTAATATCACCATATTTTGCCTTAAATCTCTGCATGGCAGTAAAACAAAGGTTTTCTGCAGGCGTAAAGTACACGCCAAAATTTAGAGAATACTTGTGCTTGAATTCGTCGCAGCGATCTTTGTAGAGCTGACAAATTTTCTTTGCAAGCTCAAGGCCATTATCACAAGTTTGATCTTCTCCAATCAAAATCTGAAGAGTTTCAGCCATGCCGAGCAAACCAACAGCCAACGTGCCATGTTTCAGAGCAGAACGAATATCTTTTCCGTCATATCCGGCCATTGTTCCATTCTCCCACATGAATTTTGCAGACTCAGGAGACTGAGAGCAAATCCACTCGAAGCGTTCAATCAGCATATCTTTTGCTTCATGCAACTTCTGGTCAAGAATGGACATAAACTTGGCTACAGTCTGTCCTTCAAGGTCTTCTCCAGTAGCGTTTTTAATGGTATATTCCTTCGCTTCCATTGCAAGAGTAGGAAGAATAATCGTAACAGGACAGATATTCCCTCGGCCATCCTTCAACTGCTCAAAGCCGTTGACATCCCAACCATTTGCAGTTCTACAGCCCATCGTCGAAAAATACGTTTTTACATTATTTTTATCGTATCCTTCATTACCGCTCCAATCGACATTGGCATAATTAGGATAAAGACGCTGTGCAGTGGAACGCAGTGCCAGCTGGTACATATCGTAATTAGGGTCTCCGGGAGCACGATTGATTCCCTTAGCCATCTGGAAAATACCACAAGGGAAAATGCTAGTTCTATGTAATTTGCCGATACCCTTAATGGAAGCGTTTAGTAATGCTTCGATAACCATTCGGCCTTCAGGCAATGTACATGTGCCATAGTTGATAGACGTGAACGGAAGCTGATTTCCGCTACGAGATTGAAGTGTATTCCATGATGTTCAGCAAAGCTCGCTAATTCCTTGCCCGGAACGAATCCAGCTATATGTCGCCATATAGATCAGACTATATCTTCACCCTCAATAAGAGGGGCCATATCATTTTGAGCCGCTTGGCCCTACTCCCTTACGGGATAGTCGTTAGGCTTTTATTATGCTGTCACGCACATTCTTCATCTTTATAGTAAGAGAAGTGAAATCCTCCTGTGGATTTTTGCTTTCCTTTGCAGCATCTGCAGACTAATGTTGCTTGCACTCCAAGTTCTTTCGCACATCCTTGGATCGATGGATATACAATACCTGTTTCTTCGCAGTATACTGGAAGTTTCTCATGAGAATCAGAAATTTTCTTTCTGGTTTCTTCTGAGCACGGCGCATGTGGTTTCCCTTTCTTGACCTCAGAAAGATGCTTTCTTCGTTCTTCAGAGAACTTTCTTCCCTTTTGAGCTTCTGATATTTTCTTCTTCTTTTCTTCAGAGCATGGATGTCCGGCTCCATTTTTGTTTCCACGCATTGAAATTGACATTTTCTTACGAACTTCTTCCGGTAAAGAAGGAGCTGTTCCGCCCTCAAGAATGTTATACCCGAAATTTTTGTCTTGGGTTCTATATTTAGCTATCAAATCTATTTCCATATTGCAGGCATCTTCTTTTGAAAGACCAGATGCAACAACAATATGTTCAAAGTTATTCCATCCATATTTTTGAATTGAGCTCCAGAAATGAGGGCATCTATTTTGATAATTTCGCCCATTTGTTCCCCATCTTGCTTCCGGGGTTTGTTTTGTTATCCCAATGTACTTTTTGTCATTCGCTTTATTCACATGCATATACACAGAATATTGTTCCATTAAATACTCACCTCCTTTAATTTGTATTTTGTGACAGCATAAATTTAGCACGGTAGGTTATCTCAATGAGACGTTCCCCGTTTAGATAGGTAAGTTCTTAATATTACTATTAAGTCGCCCAAATCACTTTAGGTTATGGTACATGCCTTCAACGGCTTGGTTCAACTCACGTTTGGTCATATCCATTGCGTACTGATATACTTTTGCATTCCTTGGATCATTAGCCTCTAGGTCGTTAAAAGATAATTCTTTGGGTACTCTGCTGGGGTCATCTTCAGGCTTAATGTATTTAATCCCATCTTTAAAATGCTTCGAAAAGCTCTTCCGTACATAAGGAACCATAGTCCAGTCTAGGTGTGTTGCGCTCACGCCGCCGAACTGCTGAAGACTTTGAATCTGGAAGATGACTGCGACAAGCTGGAATGCCGTACTGATGGACTGTGCAGGACGAACATCAGTCTGGCGAGTGTTAAAACCATTCGCAAGCAGATCATCAAACGGAATACTCAAGCAATTGTGCATACCAACTGCGTAGCTATCGAGATCGTGGATATAAATTTCGTTGTTCTCGTGATTCTCACGAGCCATCTTAGACATGCAATAATCAAGGGCATATCGCTTGGAAACCACCCGGCTCATCTCGCCAATACGACCGCCAAAAGATGCTTCATCAACATTGGCATTCTGGTTATCAATCTTTTTTCCGAGAAGTTTCTCCTCGACTGCATCCATCAGCTCTTTGTAATTGCTGCGAGCAATACCATGCAGATATCGGTAATTCATATAAGAACGAGTCGTCTCGTAATAGCCACTCTGCATAAGACGATTCTCAACTGCATTCTGAATCGCTTCTACATCCATAGTAGAGTCAATGGCTGCGATTTCAGATGCAATACTATCACTCAGCTTGTGGTCAACAGGATCTGAAGAATCATTCATCGCCTTCTCAATCGCATTTACAATCTTACTCTTATCAAAAAGAACTTTCGTTCCATCGCGTTTAATCACATATTCCATGCAATCACTCCTTAATCTTCCAACCAACGATTTTCTGCCACATAGAAAGCTCCAACCGCAACTACTATCAATACGACCCAGAATACCCAAAACCAAATCACCCGTGTACCAGCTGCAGAAATCATATAATCTCGTGCTTCTTCGATGTTTTTATCCTTAATGAATTGTGCATCATGTATACTTTCGTCGCTCAAATTTGCAAACAACGTACCATCATAATGAACTTCTTTGACATAAAACTCGAATTTCACATGAGGACTGACTTGTACAGTTGTCAGGTACTTGCTTGATGGCATTTTGATGTCACCATACTTGAATTCTTTGCCAAGAAACGTAATATTCTTAGAATTGTGTTCTTCTGAACTGTAATAATCCCAAGTCCAGTACGTTTCGACTCTTGTTTTTGTATGGCCTTTGCTATCCGTAGTAGTCACAGTTCGTGTATGCATCGTATAATGCTTTTCTTCGCAATAGATGTACATCCACTGTCCGTCGATACGTGAATCACTTACGGTATCTACTGCTTCTAGTGCGCCTTGGCAAAACGCATTACCTACGTTGGTTCTCATTCCATAATCGAACATATTTTCGGACTCAATCGAAATTGCTGTATTATATTCTTTTTTCTGCTCAAGCGAATCTCTGGTGATATTTCCAGCGATAACGCTACCAAGTATCAGCATAATGAACACAATACCAACGCTGACAATCAATTCACGATAAGTAATTTCGGCATTACCGATTTCCAAAAAGGTCACCGACTGCCGGTGCTGCCTCATTCCCCTCATAGGACAGATACTCATAATTCTGAACCTCATATCCAGTCAGACCCAGCAGAAAGGAGTTCGGAAACTTACGAACGCTCTGCTTATATTCCTTTACAACACGATTGTAATCGCCACGATAGTTTGCAATCAAATTTTCAGTGACGGATAGCTCATTCATAAGCTCCTTGTAGTTGTCGCTAGACTTCAGTTCAGGATATGCTTCCGCAATAGCTGCAATCTGAGTCGTAATCTCTTGAGCGGTCTGGCCGGAAGTGCCACGAGCATTCACAACATCCATCAGGGTCTGATACTCATGTTGGTCATAAGCCTTGACGGTTTCAACCAGATTTGGAATCAAATCAGCTCTGCGCTTCTCCTGAATCTCAATGCCAGACTTAGCTTCCTGAATCTGTTCTTCATAAGAGATGGCCGTGTTCTTAGGCCCCTGCACCATAAAGGTCATGCCAAGAATTGAAATCAACACGACACAAATAACGATAATAGGTAACTTCCAGTTGTATCTCATTTATGTAAACCTCTTAAAACTTGACATCATCGGCATAGACTTTAGAGTTCAGCATCGAATGGTCAACCTTATTAACTCCTTTGCTATTTGGAGACATAGTATCATTATGAGCGCTCGGAACCACAGCAGTTTCAATACTGCACGTCGGCTCTGCCTTTGCCAGTTTTTCTTTAAATGAATCATCAGGACGATAAACCAAATCATGGCAGACACCGCCGAGATTTGGATCATAAAAATAATCGTTAATGTCCTTCTTTGGCATCGTAGTCAGCTTATCAGTGACCTCACTAGGCACTTTCTTTAGCGTATCTACGACACTTTCGGTAATCTTCTGCTGTTCCTCTAAAAGCCGGATTTTATAGTCCAAATACCAACGTGCCTTCGTCAAATCTTGAAGCTGAGAATTGCCATCTTTGTGACCTGCCCGGCTTAGATACTTACCAACATTCCAAAGATAAGCATCCTTGTCTAACTGCCACTCCCGTAGCACTTTGATAGCCTCATAGGGATTGTCTGCACCGCCGTAATGAGACGGATGATCGACGTTCTTCTTAATTTCGTCAAGTGTTTCCATCAATAACCTCCTTGTTCTTTTCAATAGGCTTATAAACATCTGCCAGCTTCGGATGACGGCCACAGCAACCACGACCCTCTGGGCAGAACGGATACTTCGGATTAGCCTCACAAGAAGGAACCATCCAGTTTGCTACTTCAGGACAAACCTGTGCAACTTCCTTCTTCATTTCTGTAAACATCTCGCGGATTTCTTTTTGAGCCCTAGAACAAAGTCGAAGATGACTCATCTCAATCAAAGCACGAGCGTTCATCGTAATGTAAAACTCTGTACAGCAAGCATTTGGCAGAACTGCACGGGCGTCTTCGTTTTTGGCGTTGTGATACTTCTTGAGGATCTGATAATCTGTATCAATGTCCGACATCATATTATCGAAAACATCAGCATCTTCACCGGTAAACGGGTTCACATACTTGAATCCATCCTCGCTGCAATAACGCTGGCTGCGGCAGCTCATGCTAATATGTCGATGACGACTAATCTGCGCCAGAAGTGCTCGGCTTACATCTTTGACGTAAAACGTAAAGTTGATGTGTTCAAGCACAGAATAGTGACCACTGGCTTTGCATCCTTTAGCAATTTTATAGTCGTCAGTCATTGAAGAATCGTAACAAATACTCGCAGCTTCCTCCACAATACCTAAAGGATTCTTATCACTTGTAGGAACAACTCGCTGTGTGTACGCAATCAAATCAACAGTCATTCAACTCTCCTTAATATTCGTCCTGCCAGTTTTCAGGAATCTCGTTCTCGTCAATTACGATACAATTTTTAGGTGCGACATTTGAAGTATACTTTCCATCTTGAACTTTAATCATTACGTTCATAATGGAGACAACTTTATGAATGCTCCAAAGAACTCCGCGACCTTTTCGAGTTCTAGCTCTGAGCACCGTATCGCCAACATGAATCTCTCTATTAAGAATATCGGTTACCATTTAATCCTCCTTTATTTTAGAAGTGCAAACTTAAACCAATCTGGGAAGTTGGATACTGAAATCCCATACTTGATAAGGCAAGACAACAACCACAACGCAATCATGATTCCGACCGCAATAAGATAATCCTTAAAAATCTTAACGAAAGCGACCCACATCTTAATCCTGTCTCTCATTTACCTCACCTCTTTCAATCAACTCATCAACAGTAACCTCTCCACAGAGAACCTGTTTAAGCTGCTCTTCTGACAACTGATATGTAGTCGGCTCTCCACACTCGGTAGGATATCGAGCCAAGGTTCTGTAATATTCTGCAAGGGCTCGTTCCTTACGACCCTGCTCACGATGATCAATACCAATCATATCGCCCCACCTCCTTCCTCAAGTTTTTCGCTCTTGCCAGTTACGACATATACATCATCTTCGAGATCTTCTTTTGGAATCACAACTACGATGCCTAGTTCTTTTTCAAATGGCATACCATCCATCATAATAATGTAATATTCATCCAAATCTGCGAACACTTCGTATGCGTTACCCTTTTTAAGTTGAACAAAAGTATCTATTGTAGCAACATAACTGTAATAGTCCGTTCTGAAGTACATCCTCATTAGGGCTCCTTGTAGGGTTCCATATCACCCTTCCAAATCTGGAAATAAGGATGTGCGTCAATGCCGTAAACCTGACCCTTCATACCGGTACTGGTAATCTTGTAAGGCTTTCCATCCTCAAGGCTATTGATAAAGTCCTGATACTGAGGACTCATCTTAAAGAAGTCCTTCTTACCCTGAATTCTCTTTACCTTAATAGTGACCTCATCACCAATCTTCGGTTCCCACTCTTCAACTGGAATTCCAGCCAGAAAGTCGGGGCCACCGGCCTTTTTGATTCGCCGGGCAAGGATTCGTGCCTTACGCTGCTCTCTGCGCCGGTCTTCTCGATTCATTGAATTACTCATATTCTGTTCCTTTCAGCTTATCAAAGTAGGGATCGCCGTCTCGCTTTTCTAATAAGTTGAGCTCCCCGGCGGAGCCTACAGAATACAAACGAAAATTTTTAAAAATCTCAGCACCTTTAATAGTGGCTAGAGATGTAATTATGTACAATATATTGTGTTTTTCTGTGCCATCCGTAAGTTGAACTTCAAGTCGTTCTTTCTTTGGAATGGCTAGTTTTCGGAAGTCGTTCATAGTTAATCCTTCGGCATAGAATACACATCCTGTCCATGTGCATATTCGTCATAAATTTCTGCAATAACATTGTAGCATCTGCTCTCAGAATTATAACTACCAAGAATAATTCCACGTTCACCCATGCCTTGTCGTGCGTAAACATTAAGGCTTGCGGCATCAATGATCGCCATGCGTTCAAGATTTATAATTTCTCCGCCCTGCGTTAAAAGTAGCATTTTAAATCAGTCCTTCCCGTTCAGCTTTCCACTGAGCATACTTATCATAAGCAATCTTCAGAGCAAGATCTTTGTTTTCAGCAGTAACATAAATAGCCCATGTCATTCCCATTGAAAAGGTGGGCTCAAAATAATCAGGTCCCCACTCTTCATCTTTGATATCTTCGATGTTTCTATTAGAATGCCATACAGCCCACTTTTTAGTTTTTTCGTTGTAATAAATCCTCCAAACACCAATCGGATTTATAATACAATCCTCGTACTCTTCGACATCACCGTCGTAGGCTGCGGCGATTCTTTCCGCTTTTTCTTTATCTTCAGTGATAGTAATAATCCGATAATCTGAATATTCACCTTCGGTTACTGCGTAATAAGTTTTCATATCTACTCCTTTATCCGTAACTCACTTCGTTCTTGTCGTTTCGGAATCGCACAAAGGTCGGGAATTGCAGAGATTCAGCACCAGTTTTCTTATCACAGCTAACCTCTTTGTACTTACATTCCACAATCTTACCGATGTAATTATCAGGATTCGCCCACACAGCAGCTCTCGTAGCATCATCAAAACCAGAACCAATGCGAAGCTCATTGCCCTTGTAGTCCACAACTAGAGCACCCATCGTACCAGCCAGACGGTTCTGACCTTCCTCGATTGCTGTGATTCGCAGGTCAACAGTATAGAAACGCTTAATCTTGAGACAACCATTGTGACGAGCCCGGCGGTAAGGAACGTTGGTGTTCAACATCAAACCTTCCCATCCCATTTCGACCGCATAATCAAGCCCATGAGGAATCACACTCTGATCAATACCTTCATAGATCATCGGTACAATCTCAATATTTTTAAGGTGCTTTTCCTTAATTTTCTTACGAAGCTCGTTTAAATACTCTCGCCGTACCATATATGGTGTGATGCATTTATCCTGAACGAAGTCTCTTGCGAAATCCGTATCAAAGATAACGAATTTAATACCAGTCTTGTCCTTATTGTCCGAGTTTAATAAGCCAGTGCCATACCGAAATGCCTGTCCGTCCGGCCAACCCTCTGGATTCTTATAAATCAGTTCACCATCAAAAAAACGTGTGTTTACCAGTTCTGTATCACCATCATACAGAGTCAGTAGATCATTCTTAATATGGTCAAGACCTTGAAATCTCTGTCCCTGCCGAGAAATAAGGTCACCATTAAAGAAAGTTCCCCTATTGCCATTTTCTTTCTGGCTAAGGCTGAACCAAGTGCCCTTTTTCAGCTTAACCTTATCAATCGGGTATCCCTGCTGAATCTCCCAGACAGGAACAATTTCATCGCCATATACTTTATTGATGGTAGCTGCTTCCACACCAATTGGCAGATTCTTAGTGAACAGTCGCTTCAGGAACTCTTCGTACTCATGGTTTTTATGTAAGTAATTTTGGATTATTGCGATGGATGCATCAGAGCCAGTGTTGTGACCTTTACCCATTAGATAAAGACATCCACAACTGTAATGCTCAAAATCTAAATCAGGCTTTGCCGCCACCTTCTTGTTGATCTTTGCGTCAGACAGTCCAGTCACAATTGCTTGGTCAAGCAAAAATCTGAAGAAAAACATCAGCTCATCATCTTCGTCGCCAAAATCCTTTCGTGCATCCAGCAAAATGCGGGTCTTGTCCGTCTTCTTCTTTGCTTTCTGCAATGCCTTAACCATCGCATCAAGCTTACCTATGAGCTCTTTATCTGTCATAAAGCCTCCTTGCGTATCCTGTGTTATATAGTTATAGCTAATAAAGAAAGGCTTGTCGTTACGAGCAAGCCATTTCTTTCCAGTATCCTGTATTATATAGTTAAAGAGAGAATTTTAAGCCTCCGGGGTGGAGACTTTTTATAACTATATTATACAGGATACGCACATAATTGTCAATGCTTTTCTGCAAATTCTTTCCGTAAAAATTCCTTCAAGAACGTCCGCTTATATGGAACTCTCGAAGTCTTTACAGCCCGATCAAGAGCATGAGTTTCGGCGCAAATCACACAATACTTCTTGGCACGAGTGATGGCCGTATAGAGCCATTCTCTCGTCAGCATCAGGTACGCAGAGTTGTCCATGCCAACAATCACATACGGAGCCTCACTGCCCTGTAACTTATGACAACTCAAAGCATAAGCAAGTTCAAGTGTTGCCCAGATATTATTCCCACCAAAGTAATGTGGAATAAAGATTGTTCCCCACTGGTCAAAATCAACCAGGATAAAGCTACTCTCAATCTTTCGGATAATGCCACGGTTTCCATTGAACACCGGACACTTCTCTTCTTTTTTCTTTGTCTTGAGATTGTATGTGTGAAGCTCATAGTTGTTCTTGTTGATAATGACTTGATCGCCCTCACGCAGAGTATACACCCTATCCTTGCCATCACCATAGATTGTGACCTTTACTTCTGCTTGACCACGACTCGGATTCACAATTTCCTGAATAGCATTATTGACTTCATAAGTACAGATACTACCACGCAGCTTCTGTGAGAGTACAATCTGAATCTTCGCACTATCATTCCCTACCTTATTATATAAGGTACGGTACTGATTGATGATGTGATTGAATGATTCACTTGCGTCCTTATAGATATCAAGTTCCAGATCGCGAAGTTCACCACGAATCTCATTGCCAGCCCAGCCATAAGGAACCAACTGCGTAGCATTACGAACCTTGATACTCTCGGTGATAATTGCAGACTTAGCTGCCTGACGATGAATCTTAGTCAAACGAGCAACAGGAACCACCTTAGATGCAAGCATATCCTTGAAGATGTTACACATACCGATGCTCTCAAGCTGTCCGTCATCACCAATCATGATGAATCGCTTTCCGGTCTCGATAGCCTGAATCAAATCGTAAAACAATTGAGCGCCAACCATGGAGGTCTCATCCAGAATGATGATATCCGGCTGCTGGCAGATTGCTCTCGCCAGCATTACCCGCTGTTTCTGGCCGTCACTCGTTTTTGAAAAATCACGGTCAGCAAGCTCGTGGATGTGCACCAGTTCCATTGCCTCATCTACCAGTTTCCAGTCTTCTTTTGAGAGTACGCCGAACTTCCCGGTATATGGATAACGTCCGGTCGCAACCACTTCTTTGCAGGTCATCATTTCCGGTCTTACCCGTTCTGTCAGTACAACC